GCACGTACATCTCCACATAGTTCCTCGCCAGCTATTTTTGCTGAGGTATATATTGTGTAGTGTGTAGGTAGAGAGTATATTCCCATATTAACAAGTCTAGGGTCTGTAGCCATTGATCCTGTTAGTGTAACATCTATAACCAGATTATCTTTTAACCAGGCTTTCATTTCATCATGAAGGAAGAACCTGGGTTTGTCCCCTTCCTTCCGGTCTTTCATTATATCTGTTATCATTTTCTAGGATAGTGTTTCCTTTAGTGTGTGGTTTAGTATAAGGACAATGCCGGCAACCTTTACCGCAGCAGCTTCCACGTTTAATATGGAAAGCTGCTGTCAGTACTATTTTACCATTCTCCTCATAGTAATCTTCAGAGGGTTTTAGTATCGGTTGCATTTTCATATCCAAAAGCCAGAAGGGAATGTTCAAACGGATTACCAGGAATATTCTGTACCTGCTCTAACATCTGCTGAGCAATGTGACGGATCTCTACTTGGGCGTGTTCATCATTACGTAACTTCTGGAAATGCATAAAGCTTCTGAAGTTAAACTGCACATCAGCTGTAATCTGAGAGTTATATGTCTTAAAGAACCTGGCGGATTCTTTAGCTCGTTTACGACCTAAGATAGGGGTGAGATCTTCCAGAGCTTTGTGATATAGACGATTGCCGTAGTTACTATACTCTTGCAGTACGGTCATCCAATCTTTTCCCTGGAGATGTTCCATAGTGCATGGAATATCTTTCCAGTCTTCAGGTAGGTAAAGCTTATCTTCTTTAAGCTCTTTATACCTGGCAGATTCTGCGTTTACTGATACACCTACACGGTGTTTCAGAATGTGTATATGTGATGCTATATCAGTGGTAACTAGAAAGTGTAGCGTGCTTTTCTCAAACGGAGTATGATGTCCTTCAAACGCCAGCATTTTAAGAAGAGCAGGTACCCGGTCTTTTTTCTGATCATAGTCACGGCTGGTGGATGTCCATGCAGACATGGCGTGACAAGTATCTCCCCCATAATACCCTAATAACTCAACTGAGTTCTGCATAATATTGTCTTTTTTCATTATCAAACTTGATTATTCCTTTCTGTACTAGTTCAAACGCCAAAGCTTCTAGTTGACTGTGGATACTTCTATGCTCAGATTCAGAAGAATAAAGTAGAAGATTGTCTAAGCTATTGTTTAGCTTGTTACCATCTATATGGTGAACACCTTCTCCAACACCTGTTTTACTTCTATTTAATGGTCTTCCTATATGCTGTTCCATTATGTAAAGGTGCTCAGGTCTATAAGAGACCCAACCTTCTGTTGTATCTTCAGCTATGTTTATACACCTGTAACCTCTATTGCTGATGTACTGGTTACCTTTGTATCTAGGGTTGTTAGCTCCTTTCATAGCGTCCCAACTTTTGCCTTTATTCCAAGGTGATTTACCTTTTCGGTATGTGTTACCAACATTGTTTTTAACAGTACGAGTAAGTTTATGAGTAACTTTAGCTCGTGTCATGATAGCATCCCAGGATCTATTAGGTAAACCTTCAAGAATCAAACCTTTGGAACTTGTAGCGTAATGTTCTATAAGAAAAGCATCTTCTTCAGAAGTCCAGCTGTTTTTACGTTTTGACATGGCGTGCTCTTTATCTCCTCCATACCAGCCCAGTAGTTCTACAGTATTATTCATTGTTGGCTTCTTTTAGTAAACGTTCACACTCAGCTTTCCACATAGTATTGTCTACATTTACCATGGGTACATTTAGCATGTGTATCTTGGCATGTTTAAATTCATCTGGGTTATCATCTAGGTGCCAGATAAAGTTTGTGCCTTTTAAATACGTGTGCTTCCATTCCATACAGGTGAAGCGTACTTTCCAGCGGGGAATACCGAGACGGTCTACTACTTCCCAGAGGTCATCCAGGGTGGGGTTGAAGCCATACTTGTGTTTGTGGTTCTCGTCCCAGCGGGTAGTTACTACCCAGACGTCCACACCTTTGCTGATTAGTTCAGCTGCAAAATCTTGTACCTGTTTAAATTCCAGGGTACCGTCAAAGTCAAATGATACTTTCATAGAATGGATTTTAAGACCCAGCTCCATAGTTTGAAGCTGAGATAGATAACAACGGACCAGGTAATAATGAAGGCCCAGTTGAGGTTTAGAATACGGATTAAAAACTGTTTCATATTATTCTGTCTCTTCTGATATGATGGTACCGTACTGTTCTGCTGCTTTAGGATTTCTTCTAAGGAATATCTTGTAAGCTGTTTGGAACCGGTTCAGTTCAATCTGGCATGGATAGTTTTCATCATACAAGGAGTCCACCTTATGCTGAAGGGTGTTTACTTCTTGCTGGAGTTTTGGTACTTGATTGGTCTGTTTTTTTAAGTCATAGAGACTAAAGAGAAGTACACCTATAGTGATTATAGTCACTAGGGGGGTGATATACTTTTTCATAGAAATATGGATTTAGAACATTTACTGATCAGCTCTTCATCTTCTGGTTTTTTCTTGCTGATCCTGCAGGCTACTTCTTTTCCGTAGGAAGGAGAGTAGATCCTGGTTTTAGATACACATCGGTTGTGTACCTGGTTGGGTGTCACTCCAAGCTTGTGTGCTGCTTTAGCACAATTGATATAAACACCTATTAACTTCTGAAACTCTGGGTCGTAAACTTTAATACACGTATCCTTGTGTAGTCCGTTCAAATCGTCTTTTAATGTAATCATATCCTGTCTGTAGAACTTACGCATGTAAAGTTATAGAACTTATAGAACATCTACAAATAGAAAAGCCGGGTTATTTTCCCGGCTCTTCATCTGGTATTTTACTGTGGTCAAAGTTGTAGGAGGTATCTAAGAGCTGCTTGTAATACTCCATCTCTAGACTGTCCTTCTTATACAGGATCTGGTTATGACTTGGTTTCATATCATACCTATCTGTCTGGGTTGCATAGTTCAGCGTCCAGAAGAACAAGATAATCAGCCCAACAGCTGTTAATGCAATAGCTGTAGCTTTTAAGACATCTGTCAATACTTTAAATGGTTGATTCATAGTATATGTTTCTTACTTTTTCACCCAGCTCCATGTTATTAGGAGTGGATTTAATCAATGATTCTGGTATAGCAATATGTCTACGGTTGGTTCCCTGGTCATAACAGGAACGGCATAACTGACCGGCCCCTTCTATATAACCGATACGCTGGTCAATGTGTGTGGTTTCTTCGTAGGGAGTCTCAGCTCCACATAGGATACAAGAGTCTTTCATGTTATTCGGATTCTGTAGTTAAATCAAACTGGTCACCAATAGCCCTGATGGTTTTACCCAGCATCTTAGCCAGGTTTTTTACGGCTTCAGGCTCTAAAGAGTTAAGCCACTCGTCCTGCTTTTCTTCAGGGCAGTCTTCAAAGCAGGTAGGTTGTCTGCTTTCTTCATCTTCAAACTTGTGGAAGATGTAAATACCGCTAAGGGATCTTCTATTTACTGTACTCATAGTGTAAAAATATTTCCGTAAGATGTCAGCCCTTTATCAAAGCGTCCGTCCCAGACGCAGGCTGCGTTAGAAAAGATTGTAGGGCTGTCACCATAGGTAGACATTCCTTGGTTGGTTTCTACACCATCCATGTTGTGGATGTGACCAAAACACATAGCTTTAAGATTGAGCCTGTTTCTGATCTGTTTACCCAGGGCACTGCATCCGCAGAACTCTAGAGCTCCATACCTGTCAAAGCTTAGATCTCTATACCCTTTGGGAGGGCCGTGAACTATCAATACATCAGTGTCATCTGGAATAGTTTCCCAAACACGGTTGATCTTTTCACGGGCTTTCATAAAAGCCCACGAACCAAACGTAGGAGTGTGAGGAGATCCCCAGAATTTAATACCGTCTATAGTGGTAGCTGCATTCTCCAGGTAGATAATACCTGCCTGGGCAAAGTCTCCGGGCGTCACCATACGTCTTTCTATAGAAGTATCATGATTACCAGCTACGTAGATTTTATGCTTAACAGGAACATCTTTATACCAGTCAATGAAGTTTCTCACCTCTGGTTCGTTTCTATAAGGATCCAACCAGTTAGAACAGTCCCCACTGTGGACTACTACATCTATGTCTTTAAAGCGTTCATTTGGAAATGAACTGTGAAACCCATGGGTGTCACTGATGTGAAGGATTTTCATAAGAGTAAAGGATTATTTGTTTGGATCAAAGTCACTGTGTTTTAAACCCCACATTAGTGAACACATGCTAGCTTCCCGTTCAGCTATTTTGGCTGGATAACGGAACCGTGTCTTGAAGAAATCTTTCATCCACTTCTTCCATTCTGTGTCCTGGTCTACTGTCATAGTCCATTCAGTGTACCAGTTGTCCTTACGGTCTTTTATATCCTGGTATGAGACATCATGACCTGCTATTTCAAACATCTTGTTGATGATGATTTCTACAGTTTCTTCTGGTGTAGGTCTTCTCTTTCTCATAGTTTAGAATATATACCGGATACCTGCGGGATTAAAGTATTCACTGTACAGACTGGTGAACTCATGGATCATCTGTTTCTTCAGCTGCCACTTGTAACGGATGTTATCAGGGGCGTAATGGGAGTCTTTAGATTCCTGTATATCAGGACGCCATAATAGATCCCTTACCGGCTGGCTGTTACGCTCATGCTGGTGAATGTTATGGGTCAAGAATATACATTCACTCTTGGTTTCTATACCTGCAGCTTTGATCTCTTTAAAGAGCTTACGGTATTCATCCAACCATCCGTCTGTATAGATGATTGGGGAGAAGTTGATGTGTACCTCCATGTGATCTTGTAACCTAGGTATACTCCATATACGTTCTTCTATGGTGTCTGTATTGGGCTCTAGTACATCAGAGTATTTCTGAGGCATCAGGCTTACGCGTATGCGGTGCTTGTCTGGAACCAAACAGTAGACAGCCGGGTTAAACATCGTGGGATACTTGGTGGCAAACGTACTCTTGGCCATAGAGTCTTTGTACGAGAAGTAATCAAAGACCTCTTGCCAGTTGTAGTGTTTGGTCATCAGGGCAACGTCTGTACTACAGCCAATATCTATAACGTAGTACTTATCATCACACTGGTTGGGTGTTTTAGGCCAGTGTTGCCGGCCCACCCATTCATTAATAGAATGTAGAATATCAGATGTATTCTCGTTTATATACACCTTGTCATGGTTGTACCGTCCTACATAACAGTAGGATTTCATACAGCCACCAAGGCACCCGTAAATGAAGTTTGGGCTAACTGCATCCGAACTTCTTCCATTCTCTCGGGTGATAAGAGTTTTAGTTTTCTGTGGGATCATTTTCATGTACAAGGATTCCAGCTTGAGACAATACTTCTCTGGTCATGTTTACTAGATCTTCCAGACTTCCGTCATTATTAATGACATAGTCAAAGTCATAGTCATCCAGCCCCACTTCAGATGCGTGACTGTTAACAGGTTTTACACCAGGGCGTTCAACGCGTATGAGGATACCGCCAGCTTTCTTAATAGCTTTTGCTTCATTAGGAAATCGGGTGTCTGTAATGATCCAGTTGTCACAGTCCCATCCACCGGGTGCACGGTCTGCTGGTACACATTTGTAGTCAGCCATAAGAGCGTTCACCCATACATTAGTATGAAGTCCTTCACGCAGACCATCTGTACCTAGCTTTTGTAAGAAGTCTCGTACACTTGTTTGTTGCATCTCAACTACATATTCCATTCTGAATACACCGTATGCATTAACTAAATGTGGTATATCAGCTTCAGCTTCTTCTTTGGAACTATATCTTCCTTTTTTAAACATAAGTTTACCATTACTGATAACTGATATAGTCCAGAAGTCCCACTCAGGACCAAGGTTGGTCTTCTTAAACTCCTGGTCTTCAAACCTGCTGAAGTGTACGCCAAGAATTATAGAAGCTACTTGCTTTAGTTTACCAGCCCACTTCTTGATTTCCCAGTCAGAATAGTACTCAAGCTTGTGATCATACTTTTGTTTGTCACTTAGGATATCTTCTATAGGTGTATCCTGTAGTTGTGGACAGTTTAGATACTGAATGATAGTACCCACTGTATCTTTTCCGGATCCTGCATATCCGTTAATACCTATAATCATTATTTATCATTTTTTAGTTCAGGAAATGGGACGCCATCTTTCTTCCATTCTGCAGCCTGTTGTTCATCATACAAGAGATTAGCTGTAAGCTGCTTTAATTGTTTTATATCTTTTCTTAGGGACTTTTTAACAAGACTGGTCAGATGCCAACCCTGGCAATGAGAACAATAGTATATCCGACACTGTGCTGGTTTTCCAGCCCTTCTGTTCTGTCTCTTGCCTTGGATATGGTCAAAAAAACGGGTACAGGTTTTTATATTAAGTAGAGCCTGCTTAGCTGCACCCAGGTCATAGTACCTCGTCTTTCCCGTGGCTCTGCACTTGCTCGTCTGTTCCATACTTTTCGATCAAGAATTTGTCTATGAGTTCTACTATTTCTTCCATGTCATGGGGTTTAATACGCATCAGCTGTTCTGTTAACAACATGACGTATACTAAATCTGCACTGTCCAGTTGCTTCTTTACTTTCAGGACACTGTCTGAGCTGGGTAATAAACCGCAGATATGATTAACTGCAGCGTTCACCTTGTTTAATGCATTAGTCAGCACATACTTTTGTTGCTGGCTAGTAACAGCTCTTGCGTAGTCTATTCTTACCTCTATACATTTTGCGTGCTGTAGCACGGTCTCAAACAACTGACTAATAGATTGTACGTTTAATGTCTCTGCCATAGGATATATAAAGGGGAGGAGTGGTTATTTCCTCCCCTGGATTATTAGTTAAACACTACACCATAAGAAGCCAGGGCTTCTAAGGATTCCATTACTTCTTGCTTATCTGCTTCTAAGATTTCTTCCTCTTCTTCTGTTTCCTCTACAGGAGCATAAACATTCTGCAGCTGACCGAACTCATTCACAAAGAAGTTGTGAACTTTCTGGTGATCGTTCAGATAGCTAAGAGGGTGAGAATCTTTTAGAGCCAGAGTGATATGATTGTACAGATCCCAAGCTGAGTTAGGATTGTTAGAATACTGGAACGTTGGTTTGTCCAGTTCACGTTGTACTACACTCACCTGGGAGATAGACAATACTTCTTGCTCTATAAGCAATCTACCTATAACTGAAGCTTGAGTGGCCCTGTCCAGGTTGATCTGCTTAAGCATCTCTTTATCTGCTACCAGGTTATCATAGTATTCCTTGGCATGTGATATCTGTAACTGGATAGCATTGGTCACATCTACTAGTGCAGATCCAGTGTGCTTCCGTTTATAGTTGGCCAAATCTCCTGATACCACTCCGTTCATACAGATGAAGACCTGTGCACCAACGGCACACTTAAACCTCATCATTTTGTTATAAGAGTTAGACCAGGCAAACATGAGACCCATGTCTTTATCTGTTCCATAGTTTAGATGATAGACACCTTGTGCTATCTGTCCATCAAAAGTTGTTTTATACAACTCTTGGGAAATTTGAAATCCTGCCTTAGTTAATTCCTTACGGGTCTCATCAATGATGTACCCGTGTGGAATAGCTTTGTACCTTTTACCATGAGCTGGTAAGGGAGTGTTACGAATGTGCTGTTCTGTTACTAGCTGTATTTTAGCTGGCATAACATATGGTTTAAAAAAGTGATAGTTGTGTAAATGACTTATGTTTGACTTTCTCTATCTGCTCAATCTGTTTATAGATCTCTTCCAGATAGTACTGTCGGTTGATATTATACGCTTCAAAAGGTGTGTTCGGATCTAGTTTGTTCACTACTGTCTGTAGCCACTGACCCGACTCTACTTGGATTTCACGACCATCTTTGTGACATTTAACCAGTTTACTGCCGTCATTGGACACGTAATACCTAACGATCTTCTGAAGTTTCTTTACCTGAAGCTGTTGGTTTTCTACACCGCGGGACTCATAGTACCATCCTGCTCTGGCTTTAACACCAGCACAGTAGTCTGCTATCTCCTGGTTCTGATCCAGGAAGTCTTCTGGATCTACACCATTAACAAAGTAGGCATAGATAGCCTTGGGAATGATCAGGAAGCTTTTGTTCTTATGGAAGACAGCAACCTTCTTGTTAGCCAGGTCTTCCCATTCAAACGCACCCTTGCATTTTACCTTGTCTTTCTGGTTGATAGCAATGTAGTTGTTGACGTCACGGATGATCATTTTCTTGTACTGGTCATGCTCCAGGCTGAGCTGGGTCATCTGCTCCCATCTGGTACAGATATCCATGTATTTTCCTACAGCAGCTGAGGGGATCATGGTCTCCAAACCGTCTGTGTTTTGCATCAGTGGAATGGCATCCGGGATCTCCTCACAGATCATCTCATATAGCATTGACAGACTTAGCTGTCCGTTAATGGTGATCTGCATGGTCATCTGTGGATCATACAGGAAACTGTTCTCGTCACCAGTGAGACCGTAGGTAGAGTTTAAGATTAATTTGTATACGTAGTTCTTAGGATCTGTTTTAGGGATCTTCTTACGTTCTTCAAATACCCACTCGTACAGCTCACAGAATTCCTTCTTAGGAAGGTGTGCTGGGTGAAAACCGTTCTTGATAGCCAGGTTAGGATAGAAACTGGTAACATCAGAGGTCATGATGGTCCATCCAGGTTTGGCTTCATATACACCTGCAGATGCAGCACCATGGATACCACCCAGTCCGTAGTCTGTTTTTACCCCCTTGTAGTTAATGGAATACTTAAACCCATCTTTAGTGGATATGATTACAGTTTTACGGAAGAAGTCCAGCACCTGTTGAAACTCCGGGGTCTGGAACTTGATATAATCAAGAATAAGATCTCCCAGTACAACATGTGTACGCGGAGTACGCAGCTGTTTGAGTTCAGCTTTAGGTATACCGGTTCTCTGTTGCAGGAAATACAGGAATAATTCCTTGGAAATCCTGGGCTCGGAAGCACTGTACAGATTGATCTTATATTCCCTAGTGAGACTTTGACGCAGAACGATCTGTTCCTTGCTATGTTCCAGGATCTTCTTTGTACTGAGGACGTCATTAAGGCAATACTGCACGGTCATTTTAAGCTGTTCATCTGTAGTGATAGGCTCATAATGCGGATGCGGCATCTCTTCAACGTTCTCCCAATCCATAGAATACTGGATCCACTTAAGACTACTCATCTTGGCTTTGTTATCCCAGTGGTTCATCTTAAAGAGATCTATCTGACCAATCTGTAGTTTAAACTGCGGATAGTCTGGAAACTCTCCTCTGTCTGTACGGTTAACAGTTTTCTGTGCGTAGTCATAGATGGCAGCAAGAACCTGCTCAGTATTCATCTTTAACAGAAGGAGTTTGTTGTCCAGGATCCACTGAGTGATCTGGGCGTCAAACGCCAGTCCGTTATAGGAAATATGCCACTGATGGTTCTTTACGCAGCTCTCAAGAAAGTTGATGAATTTTAGAAGGTCATTACGGTCTTTGTGAATGACAAAGACGTGGCGTACACCATCGTCTTTATAGTGCTGGAATACTGCTACGAAACAGTTCACGATAGTTTCGTAGTCCATCACCCAATGTGTTTGTTGGTTACTCATGGTACAGATGTGTTCAGTTAAGCTGTTCCCCCTCTACTTATAGGTAAAACCAAAAAAAGGCAGTAGAAACTGCCTTTAACTTGGTTTTTACATCATAGGGCTGTCTAGGGTATTAGACAGTGATAAGGTTAGATGGAGCCTGGGCTACAGTAGCTTCAGCTTCCATATACTGATTGAAGTCAAATGTGTCTGCGTTGATAGACAACATGTTCACTACATCTACAATTTCTTCAGGATTCTCTATATAATACTCGTAGTATGTCTCAATGGTCTTACGCTCTTCTGCGTAGTCTTTACCGTTTTCACGCTTACCGATCTTGAGACGTTGTACATCTCCAAACTCGTTAAGCTTAGCCAGCATATGCATGCTCTGCTTTCTTTCTTTACCGATCAGAGCCAGCACCTTACTATCTCTATCATAGATAGCTTCGTTATACGGGCAATCCGGGGTCACCGGTATCATTTTAAAAGTCTTGCCGTTACCCCATGTTCCAGTAACGAGCATCATTGATTTTGTCATAGTTCTACAGATTAGTTCTACAAATTTAAACTGTTTTCTTCAAGTTCTCCAAATCTTCTACAGGAATTTTTAAGGATTCTTTTTCCATATCACAGGGATCACACAGCTCACCTACTTTTTTGAGTAGGTCTACATCTATGTCCAGGAGTTTGGCATATGTTTCATAGTACTTATCTGGGTATAGATAAGACTCTATATACTTGTACTCACTGGACTTATCTCCGTAATAGGCTTTGATTGCACGCTTTAATACCGGGGAGAGTTTAGAGTACTTACCCATAATGAAGGTGAACCAGTCATCTGCATATTGTTGAAAGTCAAAAACATACAGTTTATAGTCACTTATGGTTAGTACGTGACTAAACAGTGGGTTGGTCAGCAGCATCTGCTCTTCAAAAATTCTGAAGCCTTCAGAAGGATCATCCTTGTAGGCACAGACCAGTTTAACATCCTCAGGTTGTATCACGCCATCCAGGGCTATGTACGTACCAGAAGGGGAAAAGTTTGCGGTCTTCTTGATTCCTAGTGCAGGAAACAGGAAAGACCTGGACTTCTGAAAATACTTGGTATACAAGCTATCAATCATCTATTCTCATCTTTAGAGAGCTACCAGTCCCTTAGCAAATTCATATGGGAGATCATAGCTCCGGTTCACATAATGCCATTCTGCTTTCTCCAATGCTGCAGTGAATCTGTTTAACCAGGTTTTCATAGTGGTTTCTGTTACAGGAAAAGCATAACTCTGAAATGCCCTGTCTATCACCACAAAGCTGAACCTCACTTCATAACCTGACTTGATCAGGTGTTCATACTTTTTGGTTACCATGATCATATAGATCACAGCCTGTAACCAGTAGCCGAAGTATTCTACAGATTCAGGAAAGTCTTTGAGATCTTTACCGGTGGTCTTGACGTCATTGACGTTGATCACGCGTTTATCATGATCTATAACAATATTGTCTATGATACCTTTGATACCATAGGTTTTGTTAGGTATATCCATAACGATCATCTCTTCGTTGATTACTTCCTTACTATCAAAATCGGTTACATTACAACCAAGTAGATCTGTAATAGCTGTGTTGGTCTTAATGATTTCTACAGCATCACTACAGAACTTCATAGTATCAGGATCTATCAGGGTCTTGTCACCTTTCAGTTTCAAGAAATCCCAGTAGCTAACAGCATCAGGGGTGATGATCTTGTCCAGACGTTGTTGGTCTGTCTTCAGGTTCTGGAAATAGTTCATGTCTCTCATAACATCCAGAATAGCCTGATCAAATTGAGCCAGCTCTGTACGGTCATCGCCATTACGAGAAAGCTCTACATAGTGCTTGAACACGCGGTCTACTACCTGACGAAGGCTATCCGTAGGAAGTTTTCCTGGTGTCATCATAAACTCTTCTGCAAACTTTTGTGGTTCCAGTAGAAGAAGGTGGATCAACTTACCCTGAACAAGATGACTGTCCAGCTTTTCTTCTTTCATTCCAAGTACATACATCTGGTAGAATACCTGGGGATTCCACAGCAGCTTATTTAAACTGCTGTAGGAATAATAAAACTTTTTACTGTAGAAATCACCTTCCAGGTGTTCTACACTTTCTTGCATTAGAGCTTCTAATTCCATGGGATATTATTTTTTAGGCCAGTAGCCATTGTCTCTCATGAACTTCTGAATACGTTCACGGGTTTCTCTATCATAAGTCATAGCCTCTACATACTCTATAAACTTTAGAAGATCTGAGATCTCCTTATGGCGTAGGTTTAGTTCCGCATACGGATCACCTAGTGTAGGACTAGTAGTTTGTTCTAAAACGTTATCCATTTTTTTCTGCTTTAGTTTTTTGATCGTGACAGGTTTCACACAGCACCTGTAGATTCTCCTGTTCACAGAACAGTCTTTCTACAAAGCCTGGAAGATCCTGGGCACAATTGAGAGAGCCGGCAGGGATAATATGATCTACGTTGATCTGCTTTTCAGCAAACCAACCTTTACATAAGAAGCACTGGTATTCATACTTCTGACGTTTGTTAGGTCCTCTGTATGGCCTGCGGGCTTTGGTTTTACATTCCGTGATGGGTTTCCACCAGCGGGATTTCTGCCTGAGTGCAGAACGGATGAAACTCCAGAAAGCAGCTTCTGTCATTGTACCCGCATTACGGGTCTTAGGTACACGGGGTTTCTTGGGAGTTTTGGTTTTCTTGGGCATGGACTTGTAGAATAGTTCTACAAATCTACAAATAAACTGTATAACATTAGGAGTTCTCCAACTTTTTATTAATCAGAGGAACTAGTCTGTTTCTCACTTCTTTGGCTCCGTAATCTTTTACAGAGTCAGAAACATCTTTACTCATGGGGAGTAGGATGTAATCCAGGTCTGGATACTCTTCTTTATATCGGATCATAGACTTTATACCTGCCTCGTCATTATCAAACATAATAAGCACCTTTTTGTAGATGCTTAGGTAGTTTTCTATATCAGAACGTTTGATCATGCTGTTCTCACTGTCCGGGGCTACGTAGTCCATGGTCAGCTTTAGGCTTCTTAAAGACATGATATCTTTAAGGGAAGAGGTTATGATCAGCCACTTGTTACCCTGACGCTGTTCGTCACCCTGGATGTAATCCTTAATCTTCAGAAACTTCTTGTCCAGGGTTTTGGGCTGGTAGATCTTGTAGAGTGTTCCGTCTTCTTTAAAATACCCATACAGATAGTTTCCCCGGATAGTCAGTTCTTTTTCATCTTTCACCATAGTGTAAGACACTAAAGGAACCACGCGGTATTCTGTAAGCAGACGGGTACCAATGTTATACTGTGTCCAGTAGTATTGATCCTGGGTGGTCCACTGTCGTTGTTTGTACGAAGACACTCTATACTTGGAGGATTGTTTAAACTCTTGTACATCATATCCTCCGTTATTGTGTAATACAAAGTCGTTGTAGTTCTCAACTACCTGCTGAGCTGCCTTGTGATAGGGGAGTTCTGTCAGATCTTTGACCAGATCTATAGCAGATCCGCCTTTACCGGTGGAAAAGTCCTTGTATTTATACGTACCGGATTGGTGTACGTATATACACATAGATGGAGTACGTTCCTTTTGGTTGAACATACTCTTAATCTTAATATCCTGACCGGTTAGCTTTTCTTTCAGCTTGCAATAGTGCTCAAATATCCAGGTAGTGGGAACATCCTTGATGTCATGCACCAGGTTCTTAGTCATAAACATAGGCATAGACTTTAGAAGAAAAAAAAGAGGGGGAGTGTAGAAACACCCCCCGGATATATGGTAGAAAATGAGATGGGTTTACATCTCAAAATCGTTAGCTGCTGGCTCAAAACTGCTTACAGGTTTAGAGTCCAGAGCTTTATAATGATACTTGTTGTTCTTATCGAACTTATCAAGTTTGCTCTCATCTACAGATGCAAACTTGTACTTAGGAAATGAAAGCTTGATGATGGTCTTTCCGTTGTATTCCTCTTCTGTACCCTTCAGGAAAAGATACAGGTCTTTACCTTTAACCAGATCAATAGCTTGAGCTACCCATGCTTCGATGGTGTCAGCTTTGATACGGTTGAGTTCATCACGCAGACCCAGCTCAGTAGCAATCATAGTGAGCTTGTACAAGATCTCGTTACGAGATACGTTTACGTTATTGAACTCATCTGTCCAGATAGTAGCCGCAACACGTGCAGTTTGACCTTTGTACTTAGGTCCGTCCGGATTGTCTTTGTCTATTGGCCAACCTTCAAAGCCTTCTAATGCTGGTCCTTCCAGGTAGAGCTCAAGCATCTTCTTGTCTCCCTTGTTAGAAGTTCTCAGGTTACCACTGTTGATGTGTGCGTATACTACGCCTGCTTGTAATGACTTGGGGGTACCACCGCCAGTCTTGACTTCTTGTCCTTGTGTACTGAACATACTGTCTGTTTTGATTTTGTTTTTAGAAAAGGGGTTTAGTTCTCATAGTCCTGGATAGCTTGCTTGACGTATGCCAGGTCATTAGGAATTTCAAAGTCCGGGAACATTCCCTTAGGACTTTTACAAGTATTTTCTCCGTTGTTCTGTGTTTCAAAAATGTAACGGATGTTACCTTCTTTATCTTTCTTCACCTTACCGAAGAGTACAATGGAGAACAGACCTTCCAGGCTCAGCTTCTCGTCCACCATACGACCAATGGTCTTGGCTTTGAACTTACGCTTACCTTCTAAGTCTGTAGACTCTTCAGCGTGGGTTAGGAAAATAACGGTTAGGTCTTCTCTGAGGTCTTTAGGCATGCGTGCAATACGAGCCAGGTTGGCACCGATCTGTGTAAACTTCTCGTAACCTTTCTCATCTGAGCGGTCAAAGAACTCAAAGGAACTCATGTACTGAAAATCATCTACCACTATGGTTTTGATCTCAGGACGTTTGGTATTGATGTAAGCCAGAGCAGCTTCAATCTGCTGAGCAGATGAACCTGTATAAAGATTACCGGTGGGGTTATCTTTACTCCAGAGTACATACTTTTTCTTCCAGCCTTTAAAGGGCAGGGGTTTGTTTGCAACGTTGATGATAAACGTTTCTTTAGGATCCAGGTTTTCAATGGATGTTGACTTACCAGAACCACTCTCTGCAATAACTAGGATGCCATGTGCCATAGTCTATATCTATTCTTATTTTTTACTTAAGGGTCTTGATCAGCTCATTCAACCAGTTCTTGGTACTTACGGGCTTGCCGGTATGGATAGCCATAAAATCCCTGATGGTCATCTCCTGGTAAGGAGCATCTTCCATAGGAGCGGGAGCTTTGTAAGCAACAGAAGGTTTAGGTGAAGCTGCAGGAGTGCTACGTCTTTGCTCATCCAGAATAGCTGATGCACCACTTATGGCCACACTACTTGGGTTAACAATACGTAGTTCTTCTAAAGGCACGAGATAGGATCCTTTTTCATTCAGTTCATACTCTTCTTCAAAGGATGAATTGTAAGGGATCTTGTACACTGTACGGTTCTCGTCTGCAGGGTGAAATTCCCTGGTGATCAGTTCAAAGTAAAAACCTTTTTCTTTCTTAAACTCAGAAGCAAAGATGCCTACGACATTCTTTCCCTGCTTGTTATAGAAAGCCATTTTCATATTGAAGTCCATACGGGAAATACCCAGGTCACCAATAAGTTTCTGGTGGTAGTCCCTCATGTCTTCAAGGATCTCTGTTTTGTACTTGCGTTGGTCTTCCAGGCTCAGAGCTTTATACTCTTCATAGCTCAGCCTACGTTTGACCGATGATTGTTCTGCGGTTGTAAACATGTCTATTGATTTAATTCTGTTCCAATGGGAGCAAATCCTGTCCTAGGACCGCCACCGCTATTACTTCTTTGTGAACGTAATGTGTAGGCTCCATCAGGTCTGGTAGGTTGGAAAGGTGCCACCTCTACCATACGTTGATGTTTACCATCCATTTTCATGAACACTATGTTCTTTTTCTCATTACCGTTTCTCACTTTAAGCAGGTGCATGAAAACGTCATCTTCTTCCACTTCATACGCGTAAGGACCGTATGATTTAATATCTGCTTTCCAGGGTCGGGATAATACCACCACCATATCAGATCCTTGCATCAGGGCGTCACCACCAAAGATGTCGGAGCTGGTAGGGTAGTTACCGATAGTACCTGGGGTTTTACGAGTTGCCTCGTCTATAGATCTGTTCAACTGTGTTATCATGATGACAATGATGGGGATCTTCTTTTTGAGCATCATTAGCATTTCTGTAGTGTTATACAGAACATCAAACTTATCCTTCTCATTGGTGCGTTTCTTGATCAGCCAGGAGTGGTCTATAGTGACGATCATGGGTTTACTGCCTCCTTCTACATAAGCCTCTTTAATGGCTTCTTCCATTTCTGTATGGGTGAGGGAGTCTGAAATGATCTCACGTCTAAGTCCTTTGGATTCTAAGTACTGACAGTGGGCTATATAGTCTTTCATCTGGTCTACTATAAATTCGTCCAGTTGTCTTTCAGTACTTAGTACCACTTTATAGTCTTGAGCCACTTCTCCAGCAAACTGTCGTGCAGCATATTGTTCATCACCCATCTCAAACTGGAACTCCAGGATGTTAAACTCCTGGTCAGGATTGAGACGGTGTGCTTCCCGTAGCATATGGGATACGATCATGGTCTTACCGGCACCTGGTCGGGCACCAATGGTGAGCATAGATCCCCACTCCAGACCGTCAATACCGGCTGAATTAAAACCAGGCCACGGGGTACGTAAACTTCTGATATCACCGTTACGTCTCTTCTCTATGTACTTTAAACCTTTGTTCAGTACATGGACATAACTCTTTCTTCCAAACTTTTTAGCGTCCATAGTTTTAATCTGTAAGGCCCATCATGGTTTTTACCTGCTTGATGCCGTCTATTTCACCTCTGAGAAAGGCTTGCTGCAGCAGGTTGTCTACGATCTTTAGAAGGATGGGGAGATTAATAATCCGCATGTCTGTGGTGGGAGAGCCAGGCGGGATGGGGAGTTTTTCAAAGAGCTCACGAAGCTCTTTTTTCTGTTTTTCTGTTATCATGGGGTTTGAATTTTGAAGGGTGTAAATTTAGAGAACTAACTGTAGAACTCCAAATAAATCTACAAAATATTTTTAGCTTTCTTGCGTAGCTATTTCTGGATTATCCAGGATCATCTGACAGTAGTCTGCCAGGAGGGAGCGGTTGGCTTTAGTAAACGTATCCGTACGTTGAATGAAATAAGAACTCGTGGTAATAAACTCCATGTTCTCTTTACTCTTGGTATAGATGTAATAGTCTGTGGCATCCAATACCAGATCCCAGTCATATTCAGGATAGGTTTTAAAGAACCATACAAACTTCTCTTTAAGTTCCTGAACCGTCTGCCTAAGTAGTCCCACTTTGGGTACCCGTTTGGCAGGAAACATTTCTCTGTAAGTGGTAATGTGTGATAGAGCGTCAGTACCAAGCAGTTCTGAAGCTACCTTCTTTTTGGTCTTGACCAATAGGGATTCAAACTCGTCCAGTATGAACACGGCACCTGGTGTCAGGTTACCGTTACTGTCAATGTGTCCCCGGATAACGGCAGCCTGCTTTTCCTGTTCTTCGTTTATAATACTGGTGGGGCGGATCTTATGCCTGCAGCAATCAAGGAAGTACAGCTGGTTCGGGCTGATATTGTACTTGATCAAAGAGGTCCAAAGCTGATGACTCATGGTGACTTTTTATGGTTTTTAGGATACGTGCATACTTGGTCTGGAAGTTCTCATCAGTTTCCAGCAGGTTCTTACAAGTATGAATGTTGTGAATGACGGTGGTGTGATCACGGTTACCTAAGAATTGGCCAATGATGACCAGGTTGTATCCCATCTGACGGGCCATGAAACAGAACATACTGCGGAGTTCCACCAGGGGACGGTGTCTGCACTTGCTGGACAAGGGTAAGGGTGAACCGCACCTTTCTGGTAAGAAATCCTGGAAGTATATCTCCAGTTCATCCAAGGTCATCATGGGAATATAATCATCAGAGTCTTTGTGGTAGACCCTGGTAAGGACAACAGGGATGTACCCTATCTTTTCATGAAATGTTCTTTTAAACTGTTCTACCATCCGCTTTTCCAGCATGATGGAATATGATTGTGTATCCATAAATCTCCGAAGTTTATTCTACAAATATAGGTTAGTTCTACAATTATTCGTATATTATATTGTAGAGTTTGGAATATTTCTACATATAGGAAGTTTATATAAATATTTATACAATGGCTAAGAAGTTTTATGCCCAAAAAGATGCTCTGGGTTATCCTATTCCAGGGACATTAATGAGTGCGGCTGCTGTCGTACCTCCTGGGAATATTGAGATCCCAGCAGAAGATATTACTACCGGTGCTCTGCATCCTGGTAAACTGCGGTACTTTGTACGGAAGGATCTCAAAGGAAACATCATCCCTAACTCTCTGATTATCAGTTTAAAAAGACCTCAGGGTTTGGTGTATGAGTTTCGTCCGGTTTCAGGTGGTCCTGTGGTACCTGCTACAGCGGTGACTTTCATTGTGGACGCTTTAGCCAATGACGCTTTCTATGTTAAGTTTGGTGCAACTACTGGTCAAACTCCTACCATCACTGTAAACTTTGGTGACGGAACAGCTCCTGTTACTCAAACAGTAACTGCTAATCAGCTTCTGACATTTAACCATACATATGCTACCGCTGGTACCTATACAGTTTGGTTTGACTCAAGCGATCCGTTAGTAATTCAAGAATTCACAGCCGATATAAATAACTAATCATGGGAGCTAAGATCACTACTATAGACAACCTGTTTACCAAACTACCTAACGTTAGATGGGTAAACCTGAATGGTAATAAACTTACCAGCTTGAACGCCAAGAACCACCCAAAACTTAATGTATTGCGGGTGAACAAGAACCAGTTGACATCTTTACAGCTGGGTAACAATCCTTTGTTATACATTTTAACAGCTACTTATAATTCTAATCTCCAGGAAGTGACCACAGAAGGTTCTCTGCCTATATTAGGATCATTTGACGCTTTTAATTCTGCTATCAAAAAGGTATCTAACCTGGGCACCCCGTCCACTTTGATGTTTAGTGCCAAGGGGACAATGACGGAAGCTATCAGTTTCACTGCAAACCCTAACCTGTTTGATGTACGTATCTATGAAGCCACCGGGTTATCGTTTACAAACTACGACACTAACAACCTGAACTTCTTGGTGTTACAGAGTAATACGTTTACTAGTCAGCTTGATATCAGCAAGTTTACATCGCTCAAATATTTAACTCTCAGCAGCACTAACCAGACTTCTGTATCACTTAATAGTTCTAACCTGGAGTACGTTTATGTTGGCTTTAATCCTCTGACTAGTGTGACAATTGCACCAGCTGCACTTACTAAACTGGATCAAATAACTTTCTATGACTGTGGTTTGACCGCGTCTGTGGTGGATTCTATCCTTGTAAGTATGGCTAACACTGCGGTTACAAACGGGTTCATTGATTTATCAGGTGCGTCTAACGCTGCTCCCACTGCTACAGGATTAGCAGCTAAGTCAACACTTCAAGGTAAAGGTTGGTTAGTAGTTCATAAGTAATAAATCATAAGTCATGTCAACATATAAAGAACAATTAGATATTGCTAAGGCAGCATACACAGAAAGTCCAAGTAATGCTGCAGCTAAGAAGCTGATTACCCTGGAAAAGATTGTAAAGCTTGAAGAAAAAGCGGCTGAACAACCTGATCTGGCTGCAGATATTCAGCGTATCATAGATGCTAGAAAAACAGATTTAGTAGACCTGTAAATATTTCTAAGTGGCAGCACCTAATCCTGTAGATAAAGTGAAGCTTTGGATATTTCCTTCACTGGTATCCGTTATCGGACTGTTTATTTACCAGGAAATAAAGGAAGTCAAGGCTGATGTAAAACAGTTACTTACGCAGTCAAGCGTAAACAAGACCCGTATTGATAATCTGGAAAGAGAGGTGTTCAAGACCACATCTGTGTCTTATCCTTATATGCCGGTAGAGATACCGCAACCTGAAAAACCAACGCGTGAGGCAACACTGCCTGAAGAGAGAAGACTGATCTCTAAGTACTAAACGCGTATATATGACCTTTAAACAATGGGTGGTTGACCTGTTCAAGGATGAACGGGGATCCACCAGCATGAAGCCTGTAATAGGCTTATTCCTATCTCTCTGTCTGGGAGGTACCCTTATTGCCAATTCATTCTCACACGGTGACATTAAACCTTCTGACTCTTTAGTAGAGATCATAGGGCTTGTTATTGTAGCCATGGTAGCCGGTGATACACTGGACAAGTTCTCACATAAGAAAAAGAAAGAAGATGAAGTTAACTAAATATGCCATCATAGCCCTGGTGGTTATAGGGATCCTTGTGCTTACCCGCCTGGGATGTAACAATGGTTTGGGTCTGTTCACTAAACCAGTGGCGGACACTGTAGTCGTACGTGACACCACCTGGGAAGTACACGATAGTCTAATTGTAAAAAAAGTTCCTGTAAAGGAAACCATTTATGACATTGACACCCTACCTCCTCAGTATATCCCGGACACTAATTATCCTGCACTGAAAGCCCAGTATGAATTACTGGTACAGCAGATGCTGAGTAAGAATATTTATGCAGACACCGTAAAGCTGGATACCCTGGGGTATGTGGCTATAGCGGATACCGTACAAGAGAATAAACTCCAGAACCGTGGTATCCATTACAACTATAAGATTCCTACTATCACTGAGAAGATCACTATTACTAAACAGGCTCCTCAGAGAAACCAGGTCTACGTAGGACTTGGACTGAACACCAGCAAAACGTTTATGCCCCAGGCTGTAGAGGCTGGTCTTATTCTGAAGACTAAGCGTGACCAGATCATGGGTATTAATGCTGCTTCAGACATTAACGGAAACATCACTTATGGATTCCAGAGCTACTGGAAAATTGGTAAAAAACCCAAATAAATAACCCCTATGAACAAGATCATCAAGATGCTGCTCAGTCTTTTTAAAAAGAAGGCAGTAAAGAAAGCTGAAGAAGTTAAGAAAGTAATCACTGTCCACGCTCCTGTAGTGGTGGCAGAACCTGCGGCTAAGCCTAAGAAGAAATACTACAAGCCTAAGCCTAAGAAGGATAAGTAATCCACAGCTAACATAATCCAATTAACCTATGAATTTAGAAAAACTGAAAGGACACATTCCTGACACAGTGATCGCACAGATCCCGGAAGTTATGGAGAAGTTTCAGGTGAACACACCACTTCGTCTAGCTCACTTTCTGGCTCAGTGCGGACATGAGTCTGGAGGATTCCGTCTTACACAAGAGAACCTAAACTACTCTGCTAAAGGTTTGATGGGAATCTTTAAAAAGTATTTCCCTACAGCTGCTTTAGCTAATGCTTATCAGCGTCAACCTCAGAAGATTGCCAACCGTGTTTATGCTTCCCGTATGGGTAATGGCCCTGAAGCTTCTGGTGAAGGATACAAGTTCCGCGGACGCGGTTATATCCAATTGACAGGTAAGCAGAACTACACTGCATTTGATGCTTCTGTACCAGAATCTATTGTAGATAATCCAGACTTAGTAGCTACTAAGTATCCACTGGCTTCTGCTGCATGGTTCTGGAGCAAGAACGGTCTGAATAAGATTGCTGATGAAGGAGCTACTGATGCTGTAGTAACTAAGGTGACTAAGCGTGTAAACGGAGGAACCATTGGTCTTCCAGATCGTATTAAACATTTCAAAGAATACCATAAACTCTTAGCATAATGGCAAAAGGTAAAGGTGGAGAAGCTCGTAAGATAAACTTTGGTAAACGCAGAGAAGGATCCGCTGTAAAAAGAAAGGGACCTAAAGACAAGAAAGTATCTAAGTACAGAGGGCAAGGTAGGTAATAAATATGTTACCTGCTGAGCTCTTATAAAATGGTAGAAAATGAGAGTGTATGCAATGAATGCCTACACCTGGATGAAGGAAAGGATTGCAATGTTGTTTGTAATCCTTGTTCTTATCTGGACTATGGCAGCTTTAAGTTTTCAGGTGTTCATGGTATACCTGGAGTTTTCTGGTAAAGACCAGACTATTAAAGAGATCGTTGACTGGTTCAACGTTACGTTTGATGGTACCTGGAAGAATAACCCAAAGAACATATGGTATGAAGAACCCAAGGTTATTCATGTCACCAGTGTTTCTAATAAGGTGGTAGTAGGTTCAGTTGCCGGTAACCGGAATATAGAGTTTGGTGTAAAGAACATGATAGAGGAAGTGCTGCAGGAGAAAGAATATGAGCTGGATACAACAGCCAAACTAAAACTGTCTGCACAGATTGTCTATCTGGATGTTCTTAAAACCCAGTCCAGTTTTTCCGTACTGCATAAGAATAAAGAATCTGTAGTGATCAGACTACAGGGTCAGCTCTTTGAAAATAATAAGCTTAAGAAGAAAGCTACAGTGGAAGAATCTGCTGATGAGGTGAGTATGAGCACGCTCCTGATTGACCAGGGAGGTAAGTTCAACCAACAGAATCTGAGTTCTGCATTGAAGAAAGCTTCTAGTTCACTTGTAAACAAACTAATAGAATGAGAATACTCTTAGTTATATCCGTACTTCTTTTAACTGTTGGAGCTTACGCCCAGAACCCTATTAAGTTCAGGCTAAGCTCTGAAGTTTTTACAGAGCCTAAGGACACTGTAAAGTTTAACATTAATGGTCAGAACCTGAAGAAGGGTGACCAGTTTGTAATGTACATTTCTGGTGCCGGTAATGGTAACACTACCACCCGCCAGCTGCTGTTTGATTTACAGTATGACAACAACGCTCTCACTTTAAATAGTATAAACAACACTGGTACGGGTGGTAATGGTGGGATACTTCCCCAGGGATCTAACGCCCAGGAATCTTTGTTTCAGTATCCAGGATATTCTTTTGCCAGAAATAGTAATAACACTACTAGTAATGGTACAACTAACTATCAGTTTGCCCAGTATCAGTATGTAGCAGGCGGACCATCTACTATTGTCAGATATAATCTGACCTGGTCTGGTACCGCTGGTATGCCTTATGGAGGATACTGGGGATTTATTAAGCTGGTATTTACAGTGAAGTCTTCTTTAGTAGGGTTTAACGTAAGTCCTGTTCAGCTAAACTTTGTAGCTGGTTGGAACGGTCAGGGAGTTTTAGATCCCACCTTTCAGGAGAACCCTCTTCAGACTCAGATCTACCTTAATCCAAACTTTGATTCTTACGTAAACGCCAAGGTGGATATCAATCAGAATCTAACCAGTATAGCTCCAATGAAGGTGTTATTCATGGATACCACTACAAAGGTGGGGGATCTGTTTGATATAACAACAACTGGTCAGGTGAATGTAGATAACACCAAGCTTAAACCTAATACAGTGTATAGAGTGCTGGCTATGGTGAATATGGATAAGCTTTATCAGTTATACAACAGTGCTGTCACTGTATCAGACTTTACCGGCCCGCAAAATGAGTTTGTAAAGACGGGGCTAGATGGTACACCTGCGTTAGTCAACATGACTACTGGTGCCAGTTTCCTGGCTGCTGATATGAACAATGACAAGAAGTTTGATGGTGGGGATCTGCCAAAACTTTTAGCAGCAGCTGTATCCCAGGATACATTGATTCAACTTCCTCAGGGATACACTCCTGGTACAAACGGCTTTATGTCTGTATGGACATTTAGAGATACGGCATTTAATAACATGACACCTAACTCATGGAAAACCGTAGATCCTGGTACAGGTGTTCTTTTTAAGACCGGAGCTATTGGTGAACACCTGCCGCTCAATCTGAAGTATTTGTTGTGGGGAGACGTTAACCGTTCCCATAGTTCTCAGGTGGTTCGTAATAACACCACTGTTGTGAGCAGTGCTCCTCCTTCATTGATTACGTCTGGTACCATGACCAATTCTATGAACACTGGAGTAAACTTTGGCGGTGTCATGAATGAAGTGCAGACTATAGAAGTAAATCTGAATAATGTAACGGTTACCTCTAATACTATCAATATTCCTGTAAGTGTAGATACAAAAGGTGTAAACCTTTCTGCTTTACAGTTCGAGTTCCAGTATGATCCTACTAAGATAAAGTTTGAGGAACTGAAACTTAACCTGCCAAATACCTGGTACACGTTTGTAAACAGTAAAACCGGCAAGGTGAAGTTCGGTGCTCTGGACAGAAGTGCGGAAAATCCGGTAAGTGGTGTGTTGACCCCGTTTACACTGAAGTTTTCTACCCTGGTACCAGGTGTAGATATTCTTTCTACAGTGAAGGTTACACCTACAATGGATGCCAGTGATAAGAACGGCAACCAGGTGGGTATTACTCTTAACACCACAACAATTAGATTAACTGGTTATAATAACTTCTAACGTATGAAAAGGAAAGATCCATTAAATATTCTGCTGCTTTTATATCTAGGTAGTCTTCTGTTAGGCGTATTGTTAATAGAAGCCTGTCGTAAGATAGCCACGCCTGTACAACCTATAGATCTGGGTGTCCAGTCTGTGTCTACAGGAATTAAGTTTATTAATCAATCAGGGAATGCTGTTACAGCTGAGTTCCAAACTACACCTGGTGCTAAGTATTCTATCCAGGTGATTCCATTTGGTAAAGATGTCCCGGCTTTTAAAGACGGGTTTACAGCGTCTGATACTATTACTAAAAGATTCTATGAGTTAAAAGACCTGCCTAAGATGAACTATGATTTTGTACTGATAGATGTGGCAGGTAAAGAAATAAAGTATCCAATCATCATTAAATAAAAACCTATGTCAGAAGAACAAAAAGAGTCCACAGGTACCTCTCTGAAGAATATCATTCTTGGTACCGTATCTACCATCACCTTAGGTGTAGGTACATGGGTGACTACTAAGCTCACCGGTGGAGAAGAAGACAAAGCTCCAGCTGCTACAGCAGCTCCTGCTCCTGTGATCAATATTACTAACTCTAACCAGCAGTCTCAAGCTGCCGGTGGTGGTAAGACTGTGGTCATCAAGGAAAAGTCTGTACCTGCAGCTGCTCCTGCAGAGAAACCTAAACCTAAGAAAGATGAGTTCCTAAAAGAGGAACCTAAATGGTAAAATATTAATCCCTATCCTATGAGTAAACAACAAGCCCCAGAAACAGGCTTTCAGGCCCTGTTAAATTCTATGATGAAAAGACGCTGGTTTA